TGCCTTTCCTGATGGATTGGCATCGCTGGATGCTCCTGTTTATGTAGATCATTTTCAACTGCTTTAGTATTCTGATCGGTTAAAGATCGGAAATATTCATCTCTGTCTTCTTTAACTTCTTCAGGACACCTCATCAGTAATAATCCGCCTATACCTATTGTACCTTTGTATTTGCCGTCAGCGATAGAAGGTAAATCCATTCTATCGGGATACTCATCTGCTTTTACAAATTCATACCCACTTCGTAGTCTACCAATGATATTTTTTTCATCAGCCATGCCACGATATTCAGCTCTTACCCACCGATGGTGAAAACCTTCTGGTGGTTCAGGTGCTTCTAAGTTGCTTGGAGGAACCCATCCCCTCTTACGAACATCCTTTTCACGGGTCTCTAATTTGCGCGAGGTTTTGTTTATCTTTTCAGTCATATTACGCCTCCTTCACGTGTTTTGCGTACTCTTCAAGTGGCACACCAAGTTTTTTTGCGATAGCTACCTGTGAGGGTGTGAGTTTCACAGTGCGGCGGCCTGTTGCCGATGTTCTTACAGCAGAACCAACTTTTTGAGTCGGTCTTGCTTGACTCCCTTGTTGAGGGAAACTTTTTGCGATACGTTTATCAATCTCAGTATAGTATTCATCTGTCGTCGCGTCAAATCCTTCTTCTACTAATTCTTCATGTAAACCCATTGCAGCGTAAGTCATAACTTTATTTTTTCCAAACCAAGCGTTTCTACCAGCCCATTCTTCTGCTTTAGGATCTGGCTTTACTACAGCTTCTGCTCTCGCTTGATCTGCTGTTTGAGGAGCAGCTTGTTGTAGTATTTCAGGCATTGGTTCACCTTGAAACTCTTGACCCTTTGTTCGTTCTCTTTTTGCTTTAGTTACATTTACACGTTCTTTTTCAATAGCCAATCTAGCTATTTCTTGTTGTGCTTCTACTTGTTTATTAATATCACCTGCTTGCATAGCAGCTTCCATTGCTCTTTTAGCAAAAGCTTCTTGTGTTACTAATTTATCTTCTATTTGTTTTATACTGTAATCATCTTTCTGAGCTCCAGTATTAACAGCAGTTTTATACTTATCGTTTACGTTCTTAGCATATTCTATTGCTGCTTGTTCTCTTCTTTCAGCTTCTCGCATTTTACGAGTAAGCTTATCGATACGTCTTTTTACGGATTGAGAATAGTCTTCAAGCTCTTCTTTTTTATCGTCTGTTTCAACAATAGGAGCTTGCTCTACTTGTTCAACATTTACTTCGGACTCGTTACTTTTTAACTTGTCATCTTCTTTCAACTCCACTTCGACGGGGTCTCCCGAAGTATCTATCGGGACCAGTTTGTCATTTTGTGTTTGTTCTTGCATAGAGTTCTCCATGTTACATTATGTTAGCTGGCAATATATCTCTCGGATCATCAACGACTGCCAGTATCTCATCTTCGTTAACAATACGCAACTCACCACCATCAATCTTTACTCTTGATCCTGAATAACGAGTTATTATAACCCAATCACCCTCTTTACACCAAGGACCATCAGGATATCTCTCTTTATCTTTGTAGCACAAAGATCCAGTCTTTAAGACTTTACATATATTTGTTGTTATTTGTGATTCTTCTACTGTTTCATCAGTAAGAATAACACCACCTTTTGTTTTACCTTTTAATTTTAAGGGAAATAAAACTATTCTCCAACCGACAGGCTGAGGAATTTTTTCTAGTTCTTTTTTTTCTTTTTCAGCTTTTTTGCCGTCCCAAACATGTTTTGGAACAATTAATTTAGGTTTAGTCGTCATCGTCTAGCTCCGTTTTCTTCAGCAGGTCCGTGAGTTCCTGTTCAGTTTCTTCAAGACCGCGAAGTTTACCAGTCAAATACCGATATTCGTCCCAATCTTTTACACCACTACATATAGCCTGTCTTATGGTGTCTTGTCTATCTTTTAGTTGATTTTTAAAATAAGTAAAAAAGTTTTCTATTCGCATGATTTCATTTGATCCGATAATTTTTTACAGCGATTTGGAGTTTGACGATTCCATTTCGAGTCTAGCATCTCTAGACTTGCACCTTCAAAATTTCGGTCCTGCAGGCATTTCCACATGTTACGGAACTTGGACACGCCTGATTTTCCAAGTTGATATACCATTTCGGTAATGGTGTGTTGCGCGGTTGTAGGCAAATCAGCGACACCATGTTCTTCCATGAGTTGCCTTGCTTGACCTATCGCTTTGTTTAAATCTTTATCAAATACGTCTTGTAATTCTTCTTTGGTATATTTTTTACCGTCTTCAAATTTATCTTCATGCACCACTTTATGACCCCAACCTATTGTGCGAAATCCTTCCGTGTCTATGTAAACGTGATCTCTGAAGCCTTCGGATAATTTTACGGAACCAGCTAATTCGTCGTATGTCATGAGAATTTAGTAACGGCTCCTGTTTCTGTATCCACGGCCCAATAACCAGTAACGCATGTATAAATATAAGAAGTGTTAATTGGTTCTGGTCCAAGAGGTTTACGTAGAACAACATTTGACCACTCTGGATTTACCAAATGCTCTGTTAATATTTTTAGTGATTCTTCTTGTGACATTTTTATAGGTGGGTGAATAACACAATCATCCATGTAACTACTTAATATTGCATGCAAATTTGATTCTCCTTCGTCATTACACTCTACTAAAAGAGTGGTATTATTTTTTCCTCTAAAAACACAATTTACAAATTTCATTTCTTTTGTAGCAAACCCTTGATAGAGTTTTGCCTCTGGTTCATGTTGAAGTGCTGTCGCCCAACACTTATCTAACATTTCATTAAAATTCCAACTCATTATTTAGTTAATCCTTTGCTTTTTTCAAAACTGCGGAGTCCCGCCACGCCGAGCATTGAAGTGACAATTGCTAGAAGGGGCCCAGTTTGAATTTCTGGAGCAGTTAAGTTTAATCCTGCAAATTTACTATACCACTCTATGCAGGGAGATAGAATGAATTCGAACATTAACGCAAGGCCTCCAATCCATCCTATGAATGGTCGCCAGCCACTCACAAATACACTGCGATGGCTGGCTTCCTTTGCATTAACATCTAATTGCTTTTCTGCAAGCTTTTGTTGAATGCGTTGCATCAATATTTTTTTATCTAATTTTTCTTCCTCTGATGTATGAATCTCGTCGACAACTTTTGCGATAGTTTTTAAGGCTCCGCCTTTACCGCCTAATAGTCCTCCGAGAGCTTGTAGCACTATGCTGCTCCGCTTGTCATCCAGCTAATAACCCAGATAACTACGATCGCTACGATAGCGGCCTTGATCCAATCTTTCATTTTCCAGTCACTCCATTCTTTAATGTGTGACCATAGATCTTTTAGTAAGTTCATAGAACCTCCTTTGTTAAAGTGGGAATTATACTATTTTACGCCTTTGAATGCTACTTTTTTAATTTGCATTCTGCTTGTTTGCCCTTGAGGTCCAGATCCTTTGTTATTTTTTACAACAAAAGGAGAGTAAACTTTCTCTGCTGTTGAAGCAATTTTAGTATTAGGAAATGGGTTTTTTTGAGGAACAATAGTCATTTTTGCATTTTTGAACTTCATGATCTTGCCTTTCCATAGCCACGTTGAGCCAGTCTACCTGCTAGACCGCCTTTATTCATGCCCATTTTTTTTAAACCATTAATGGCACCGCCATCTTTTTTAAATCCTATTTGATTACGAACTTTTTTATCTAATTTTGGTAATCCTTTATTATCTGCTGGTATATCTTTTAATTCTTTTGCCATAATGATTAATGTATAGTTGGTTTTATTAGATTTAGCAAGTCTCTTCCATTATGATTCATAATTTTATCATATTCTTGTTCGGTAAGATTGTTATGGTACAGCATTTTGGCTACACCCATCATTGCACCCGCTAAAAGTATCTGTTCTTCTTGACTTGTAACTGCTGTATCTGAAAAATTCATCAACTCGTTAAAATATTCCTGTAATTTAGCTGTTGCGTTTTGCATTGTTTTGATTTTGTTTCTGAAGATTAACATTTGCACGTAATTGTGCAATATCCTCTTGAGAATCTATCTTCGCTTCTGCTAATGCTTCATTTTGAGCTAATTTTGCTTGATCTAGCATCATTTTACCTTCATCAGCCGTAGCTTTTCTCTGTAAATCTTGTGCTTTTAGGTTAATTTCTTGTTGTTTTAGTTGAACTAACGGATCTTCTCCTTGTTCTGACATCATTTGTTGCTCTTCAGTGACCATTTTCTCTGTCATTTCAACAATTCTCTCTGCAATTTTAGATTCTACTAACTCTTGCATCTCATTTTGTTGTTCTGGTGGTAATTCACCGCCCGCTTGAGCTTGTAATGCCTCAAATTCTTTTGCCATTTCTTGTTCTACCTCTTCTCTTGCTTGTAAAGACACATGTTCCATAATATGTGACTGTAAAATCATCATAGTTTGAGGATTATTTTTTACCAAAATACTAGAAAAGAAAGCTCTATGTGCATCTATGTGTGCTAATTGATTTTGTTTTCTAAAAGCTGTTAACGAACCACCTGATAATGCTGTTGCATTTTCCATACCTGGATCCATTGGTTCTGGCCCCGTAGGAACTGGTAATATAGCATCAATATTTTGAACGCCCATAGCAGAATACATTCTTCTATAAGCCTCATATATATTGTGCATTTGCGGTGCAGCTTCTGCTAATTGTAATTGAGTCTGTGCCAACGTCACACGTTGTGACATAGAAAATATAGTTGGATCAGAAACAGGTATAATGTCTATTCTCTCATCAAAATCACTAGCTTTTAATGATTGTAGATCACCTTGTACTTCGTAAGGATACATAGGTGGTAAAGACTCTGCAAAAATTCTTGCTAATAATTTAAATTCTATTCTTTGAGCATAATGAACTCTTTTGTGAATAGCTGACATAACACGCATGCCTCTTTCCATTAAAGCCATTGTTGTTCCAACAGGTGCTCCTGCTCCAGCAGCCTCACCTATTTTTTGATCTGCCACAGTTGCAAATTCTTTACCTGCTTGAACACAAAAACCTAATAGTTGAAATAAAGTTGGATCTGCACCTTTGTAAGGTAAAGGTAAAAGACCTGCACGTAGATCACCACTTGGCGCATCTACATCTCTAAATTCACCAGGTTGTATAGGACTATCATCATCTGCTATTCGCAAACCTCTAGCTTTAAAACCTGCAGGTAAATTTGCTAATGTTCCAGCGTCAATTAATTGACGTAAAGCTGCTGTAGCAGTTCTAGATAAACCACCAATCATATGAATTAAACCAAGACCATAAAAACCAAGACCTGGCATAAATTTGTAATGAACAAAATATTGTTGTTTTTTATATAAAGTGTCTCCGTCCTTATAGTTTCTATAAATAGAAAGAACGTTTCCTGATCCTTCATCTATAGTAATTATATATGGAAGTTTAATACCATCGGGATCTTCAAATCCTGGTACGTCTAAATCAACATGCATTTCTAGTAAAGTATACTGATCATCTCTGTAACCAGTTTTTTCTATACCAGATAATTTTCTTTCTTTTTCTTCAACTTTGTTTTCTTCTTGTACTACCTGTAAATCAACGTCACGATAAAAACCTGTGACTTGCATTTTTTTAATATCGTTGTCTGTTCTTTTTAAAATATGAGTTACTCTTTCACACTCTTCTAAATTTGTAGCTGTGTAAGGCACGACTAAATCTTCTGCTGGTATAAATTTAGATACAGCTCTTCCAAGAGCCGCATCATAATATATTTTTTTAAATGTAGAACCTGCAAGAGGTAAATAAAAAAGCATTTGATCTAATTCTGGATCATACTCTTCCATAACATGCATAATTTGATAATTCATAAAATCACTTACACGCTGTGCTTGATCTTCTTTATCTTTTGTAGCCTGTCCAATAATTTGAGTTCTTACAGGGCCACTTGCTGGTAGTAATTCTTTATAGGCTTGTGCTTGAAACTGTGTAACTGATTCAGCTAATAGTGGATGTGTTACACCACTTGCGCCTTGAAAAGGTTGAGATCTTTCACTGTAATTTAATCCAAGTAAATCTAAACCTTTTGTGTACGTTTCTTCCCATTGCTGTCTTGATGATTTATCGTCTTCAAAAGATTGTCTAAGCTCACTGGCTATTACTTGTAAATCATTCTCATCAATAAACTCTGCTAAATTACCATCAAATCCAGTATCAGGTGGCATTATTTCAGGATTAACAATAGCTCCGCCATCTTCTGTCATTTCAATATCGATAGGTTGATCAGTTCCTGGTTCTAATTCCACTTCTTGTCCTACCAATGGTGGTATCATTAATTGATCATTAACCGTTTGTGGTTCGTCGTAATTTGCTGGTCTTTCTACAACCATTATGCAGCTCCTATCATTTCATCTATTGATACAAGAGGATCATATCGTACATATCCTCCAGATGCTAGATGTGTTTTTGTTGGTAATACCATCTCAGGGGTTAACTTTATAGCATAAGCATCTATAGTTTTAAAGCCCGAAGGTGTCTCTACTGGTCTAGCCATTAAACCTTGTGCGCCAGATTCGTTGATATAATCCTCTGCTTTATTCATAACATCACCAAAGTCTTCTGCTTTACTGCTTTTTGCCATTTTAAATTCTTTTACAATATCGCCCTGTGCATTTACTATTTGCACAGATCTACGTACAGATTTAGCGTCGCCTATCTGTACCTTAACAATCTTAAATTCAGCGTTGTTTACTTTTGCTGCTCTGCGCAGTGATTGTTCTAATATACTTGTATAGTGTTTTCCATTAGGATCTGTAACATTTGGGCCACCATAAAACTCATACTGGCCAATACCTTTCATGTTTTTCGTTCTCTCTGCAAATGGTGTAGCGGTCGTTCCTGCTTGTCCGTATCTATTTGTTATTAATTCTGCTGGAGATACAACATACCAATCAGAAGCGTTTGCGTCCTTATCAACAAATTTTCTTTTCGCTGCCATTGCTAAATCATTCTTAACCAACGCATCACCCCACACTTTTCTGTCTTTAAATGGTATGTTAGGAAATAGTTTTTTCATTGTTTCAGGATTTGTAAAGGCTTCTTCAAAAATAGATAATACTTTATCTCTATCTTTGCCTGCTTGTCTAACTGCCGCTAGAGCTGCTGGTGATAAATTACCTGGTCGTATTTTCGCAAAGTCTTTAAATACTGCTTGTGATTTTCTAATGTCGTCTATGTAAGCCGCAAAGTCTTCTTCTGTTTTAAACACAGGTCTAAATAAACTTTTATGTTTTGCGTAAAATTCTAATACGTCCTGATCTGTTTTTAAATCTAGTGAATAGCTTTGTTGTCTTATCTTTGTCGTATCTTTAACATCGATACCTTTATCAACTAATGTTTTATAATCAGCCATAACATTCTCTAAATGTTTTCTGTATGTCTGCATGATGTCAGATTGTATCTCATCAGCAAACGTTACACGCACTGTTTGATCTCCTGTAACGATAGCGTCATCTGTTTTACCAACGTTCGCCAAATCTTCTTGTGCTTGTGCTAATTGTTTTTTTGCTTTGTTTATATTTGTTGTTGCCTGTTCTAATGATACACGGCCACCTGACTGATTGACAATATCCTCTGCTGATCTGTTTGCTATCTTTGTTAGACGTTCTATTTTATTGTTAAGTTCATCTGCCTTTGGTCCGATGTTCGTGACCTGTCCTTTAGTGCCAGGTATTATCGCATAACGGTCCGTGCCCCGCGTCCACCCGATCACGTAGTTTGTTGAGTCATCAGGAAAGAACCCGTGCGTGCTATGTCTATACAAAGCAACGTCACCAGGAATATCTCCTGCTTCAAGATACAAAATGTTTTCTCTATATGATTCAGGTATAGAACCTTTTTCATAATACGAGTCGCCGTACTTAGCTCTATCAAAAGTACCATCTATGTTTTCTGTTTCCGATCTAAAACCTCTAACCGTAGATTTTAATTTACGAATAGGTGCGTTTTTAATTCTATCTAGTAAGTTAGCTTTTGTAATAGGCTTTCCTGTTTTAACCATTGTTTCTATGAGCTGTGGTATTTGATAATCTTCTACCTCAAACTTCGAAATACCTTTTGACTGTAAAAAATTATACAAGTCTTCTGGCCCTGCAAATACACTTGGTGAGTTAGGGTCAATGAGCCGTGCTTCGATGCCCGAGAAAAAACGATTGGCTTTCTCTCCAACGGTGGTTGCTTGATCTGCTAAACCATCTGCCTGTGCTATACGTTGTCCTGTAGTACCTGGACGTAGTAAGTCATCAACTTTATTTACTCCTGCAATCGCCCATCCTGGTGCTTTACCAAATACAACGTTAGCCATTTGTACTTCTGGTGGTAGAGCTTCTTTTCTATCTGTAGGTCTAAGGTTCGCATCTTCAAAAAACATATCTAACTCATCTACGCCTAAGTATGGTGAGCCTTGTTGTATGCTTTGAACATCAACTGATTCGTCGTCCCCGAGCCGTAGTGGATCACTAAACTGTCCTGGATCGCCGCCCATGGCCATTTTATTTTTTCTCATGCTCTCAGGTATTTTATCACCCACGTTAAGATTGAGCTCTAAAAAATCTACATCACCTGTATCATTATCGTCATTCATCATATCGTAAAAGAGTGTATCACCAATTGAATTTGTTTTTAAGTTATTTTGTTTAATATATTGTCTTGCTTGTTCTTTTGCGTATCTGTCCACCCAAGCAGGTACTTTCTCAAAATCGTATTTATCATCTAAGGCTTGCAATTCAATCAAATCAGCTTCTGTTCCTAGTACTAAATCAGGTTCAGCAATTAATGTTCTAAGAGCCCCTTTTGTTTTAAAATTAATAAGATCAGTATATTGAGGATTTAGTCTCTCCTGCTCTACATCTTTCTTGTAATTTTGTTCATCAACAACCATCTGAGCTGTTGTTTTCTGATCTTGAATTTCACTCAACATTCTACCTGTATTTGCTATTATCTGCATGTAGCCTTGTCTTTTTATTAGTTCTTCGTCTGGCAACTTTAATCCTAGCTCTGGTAATGTTTTATTTCCAACAACAAAAACATTTTCCGTTCCTGGTTTTACAGTAGCTGTTACATATCTTGTCATTCCAGCCGCCCCTTTAGCAGGTATTACAACTGGTGCGGTTAATGCTTTTTTTGCTGCAGTCCCTGCCAATCGTAAAATTCCTTGTAGCTCTTGTGTTGTAGGTATACCAAACGCTGCTGGAGTAGCTCTCATAAATTTGCTAATATTAGATATGTCGTCTCTTTTTAAAATATTATTTAAACGAGAAATATAATTAGGATTACCAAACATGGTAACTAAGCCTATTCCTGTTAAACCATAATCTACTGCATTTTGTAAAAGTGTTGGATCTCTTCCTTCAACAGCACCTGGAGGATAAAAAACTCTTCTACCTCTTTCATCTTTTACAGTCCCTTCAATAAAGTTAATTCCTCCAAGACCACTTTGAATTGTTTCTCCTGCTTCCGCTTCATCAAAATTAATTAAAACATTATCTAAAAGTTTTTCTAATTGTGCATCATCAAAACCACTTGTTGTTTTTGCAAGGTAGTCTTTCATTTCATCTCTAGTTATACTTTCACCTTTTCTTACCTCACCCTGACCTTTAATAGCATAACCAGTAAATCCAGGAGCGGATAAAAGTTGATAAGTTTCTAAAACAAGATTCGCTGTGCTAGCTGGTAAATTTTTAATTTGATTAGTTAATAATTCTTTTTTAGCTTCTTTAACAGATTCAGAAAACTTTCCTGAACCGCTATAGTTTGACACCATATTTTTATAATCATCTGATTCAAAAAAATTAGTTTTAGCTGTTTCCAATTGTCCTAATATATTTTGTCTGTCTGAAAAATCGGTGCCTGTAATTAATCCTGAAGTTGCTGCTCGTAACGTATTAACAAGCTCGGGTGTAAATTCTAAATTAGGATTGGTTGCTATAATATTATTTAATCTCGCATCAAAAGAGGCTTGATCAAATTTACCATCTTCTGGAAAAGCTAAATAACAAATAGGATTGTAAGGATCTGTCTCACAAGCAAATGCTTGTTTTCTTAATGTTGTAAAATCTTTTTTAAAAGAATCTGCGGTGTTTCTACTTTTTAAATATTGTTGTGTGTCATACGATAAATTAGGATTTATTTGTCCATCTATAGTCTCTGCTCTTTGACTTATGGTATTATCAATATAGTCATCTAATCCTTGAAGCCGTAAAGCATCGCCAAATGCTATAGTTTGTTCAGGCGTTGCATTCTGTATGTCTTCAATAAAACCTCTATCAATTGGTTTTTCTGAGGCTACTTCGTAAGGATACTCCTGTCCTTTAAAAAACTGTTGCTTAACTTTTTCAAAGAAGCCATCTCCTCCTTCATTTAAACCTACAGCACCACCATCTTTTTTCATTTCCATTAATCCTTTACGATCTATCTCTGTAAGTTTTTCACCTTGCATAATAAATGGTGCTACTTTTTCATAAGCTTTATCAAATGATTTTTGAATAGAATCACCAGCGTTTGGTAGGTTTTCGTATTGTTGTATGTAGTTATTTTTAAATAACTTTAATGTTTGATCAGGAGAAAGATTTTCATATTCGTGATAAGGAATATACTTGATACTTTTCTCACCTACTTTTACAGGAACATATGGTATCCCTACTTTAAAATCTATAGTAGGATTTACTTGTTTAAAATTTTGAACCATTCCAAAAACTTCATCACTCAAAGCTTTTGCATCATCCAATTTATTATTTTTAACAAGATCAACAATGCTTAAAGTCATTCTATAAACATCATTTTCAAAATTTGTTTTATCTTTAACAACAGGTTTATTTATAGACTTACCTCCAGATCCAACAAGTATCGCTAAATCATCACTTTCTTTTACACCTTGACTTAATCCACCAAAGTGACCTGACTCAAAAATATATCTTAAATTATTAGTATCATTTGTTCCACCGAACCGTTGTGGCTGTACGTGATCTAATGCAATGACATTTTTATCACCTTCAAATAAATTATTGATTTGGTTAAGACGATTTTTTATGCCAGGTGTTTGTAAAAAATTTTTTTTTATTTGATAAAAATCAAGCTTGTCGTTACCTTTTATTCTAAATCTTAGAGGGCTTAGGTAATTATAACCTCCTCCTGTGTCCATTCTTTCACCTATTTTTCTACTTTTTAAAAACTCATCTGTTGATGAAAACGGTTTTGTTTTTAAAGTAGTAACCTCATCAGCAGGAAATAAATTTCTAGGTAAAATAACCCTGTCATTATTTACAGTAACAAAATCATCTATTTTAAAATATTTTCCTGTAACTCCCGCTGCTTTGTTTTCAACAGTTTTATCAGGTCTAAATTTTAAATTTAATCCTCTAGCATTTGCAATCGACTCGCCTGCATCAAAAGCATTAGAATAAGTAGATGCTCCTATAGCTTGAATAGAAGCTTTTGGATCTACAATATCTTTTAAAGCATTTATGTATTTAAAGCGAAAAGGAACATCACCATATTCTTTGAGGTAAGTAGGATCCATTGCTTTATCAATTGCTCTATTGATATACGCAGCCTTTTCTATTCTTTGTGCTTTACCTGATGGTACATATCTACCGCTAGTCTGTCTAATCAAACCTGCATGGTAAATTAAATCTTCATATTGCTGTTGAACCATAGGATTCTCGTTCACATAAGAACTAACCATGTTTTTAAATTTCTTTTGAGCAGAGGGAATAGTTTGTCCTCCAACCATTCCTGTTAATCCAAATTTATCTCTTAATACCGTGGCACCATAGGCTTCCCCTATTTCTCCAAGAGCAACCGCCTTTAATACGTCTTCCTGTTTTTTATATCTATCTAAATTTTTAAAAGGAGCAGAGTAAAAATTCTGACCATATATACCTTTAAATCCCCCTTGACCTTCTCTAGAAACTCTTACGTCTGTAGGGTTAGGGCTTTTTTTAAATTTAGGTAGTGGAGCCATTATTTAAGTTTCTTTTTCATATTCTTTAAGCGAATATCTTTAATATTAAGCAATACTCTATCTCTCTCAAATTTAGCGGATAACAAGTCATGCTGTGATAAAGTTAGTAAATTGCTTGCTCTACCGATACCTTTGATTGCAAGCCCTACGCCTGGTGGTTTAATTTTCTCAGTCATTAATAATACTGCCTTGGTTCTATAAATTTTTGTTCTTCAATGTAATCTGAATCCAGTTGAATAAAGTTACCCTGCCTGAATCGCAACAAAGCTTGTGTTGTTGAATCGACTAAATCGTCATGCTCACCATAAGGGA